GAGTAGCGTTAGCCAGATTGCGCGCCAGCTCTTCCTGCACGCGCTGCTGTACCAGATCCATTGAGTCGGCCATCAGTGCATCTCCTGTGCCTGGTTCTCAAAGCGCTCAGCCTCTTTGTCCAGCAGTTCGATAATTTCTGCTGCAGACATTTCCTGCTGGCGGACATGAATAGCCAGTGCGGCCAGGCGGATAGAAACGGACAGCGCATCATCACTACGCTGCTCAGTTTTTGCCTTGCTCAGCAGGGCGGCCAGCGCGTCCTCATCGGCTTTAAAATTACGGGTCTGGATATTTCGCATTCCTCTTTCTCCTGAATTCGGGCAAAAAAATGCCCGGCGGGTTTACGCCATTTAATTTCGTTGGGTTAATTAATTAGGTAATGTCAGATTCTTTGGAAACAAACTCACGACTGCTTTTAAGTGATTCATCGCGCTAATCAGCGCCGTTTTTTCGTCACTCGTCAGTTCACTGAAATCAACGCCGTGACGTTCTTTGCTGATATTTGCCAGGAAGAAAATCGCGCTCAGTGCGCGGCCATTCTGTTCAACCTGGTGATCGCGCTTGTTGCGCATGTCTTCTATAAAGCGTTTGAGTTCATGACTGCAATCGCCGTACATCATTGTGCGAAGTGCTGAGATATGATTAAGCGCACTGGCACGTTGCCCTGCGTTCATCTGAACAGTGATACTCTCAGCCTTGTAACCCATGATTTTTTCCTCTTACCGGTTAATCCTGCCAGCAGTTCGGCCTGTGATATTGCCGGATGCCAGCGCTGGCCTGTTTTAGTTTCAATCCAGCCATGCCCTAAATCTTGTAACTGCTGTGGTGGTGACTGTTGTTTCAAAAATCTTACAAAAACCTGCATAATCCTCACTCCATTATCTGTTACGACATGAGGCGCAAATGCTGAATGAGAAAGAAATAGAATGCTTCGAACTCCTGGAGAAAGACCTTCAGCAACTCCGCTCCGAAGTTAAAATTCAAAACCTGGTTATTTCAGGACTGCTTAACGCTTACTTCACTAATAAAAAACATGACCACTCTCTCTTCTATTCTGCCGTTCGCAGTGAGTTAAACAAACTTCCGCCCGGCTCTGACACCCAGCACATTTTCATGAACGCTATTCAAAAATGGGTTAATAAATACAACAATTAAATATATGTAAGAGGTGATACTTTATTACGTATCACTTCTTTGACTTCTTCACCGCGAAACCTTGTACCATCTTTTAGAGTAAAGAAATAACTGCCATCACCTGAAATGGATGGAAAGCACAACGCAACATCCGAATCTTTAACCTCTGCGCGCTTACCCTGTAAATTAAATTGGTAGGTCAATACTTTGATCATAACTACCTCACACCATCCCGATTGATGCACCGATACCACTTAACACATCAGCAGTACCCGAAAGTGCAGGGTTAGAATGAACGCGTGCCTGAACCGCCAGCGCTGCCAGAGTCAGACAGCGGATCCCTGCGTGTACGTTCTGAACCAGACCACGGCGGCAGGATGCTGTCAATTGCTCCTGGCTCACTACGCCCGCAGCTAACTGCCCTACTTCGGCAGTGGCTTTCAGTACATAAGCAGGTAGATTCTCCTGCGCCATTTCGTTAACAGGTACGCATGGCAGGCAATGCAGTTGCGCCAGTGCGCCGTCAATCAACGTGGCGTCTTCCGTCAGATCGGTCAGCAGCAGCAGTTCACGAACGGTTAACTGGTGAACCTGTTCCGGATTGAGTTTGTTACGGATAGTCTGAGGATTCAGCCCGGCTTTGTTAGCCAGCTGAATGATGTTGTGCTTTAGTGCAAACGCCCGGCACGCATCATCAAAATGGCTATGTGTGGAGACTCGAAAATCAAACATGATAAATCCCTTCTGTTATCCCAATATGGATGTATCAAGCCTGCATTGTGATTTCGCAGCCAGCGGCCGCTTCAATCGTCAATGCAACCATGTTGATCTCGATGAGACCGTTAACGCCCTCTTTCTTCCTGATTGGCAGACGGTTCTCGCGATACATCTGGCGCACGGTGCCCTCCTTATAACCAGTGCGGCGGCAGAACTCTTCAACCGTGATATAGGGTTCAGAGATTACAAGATTGATGTTTGGACGCATTGATATACGGTTTCCCATGAGGCAGTATCCTTAAGTTTGTGTAGTTTTAACTGTATTTAGCGATATTCAGCACACCACAAAATCGATATTAGGATCACAAAAAGGTTATGTCAACAACAAAACCGAACGAAATTAGAAACACAAAATTCAACTTCCCTTCCCAAAGTGGTGGGAAAGCTGCAATAGAGCGCATCCTGGAAGCTTACGGATTCAAGAACAGACAGGCGCTGTGCAATCATTTGGGCGTATCCCAAAGCACAATGGCTAATCGCTATATGCGTGATAACTTCCCTGCTGACTGGATACTTACTTGCTCGTTAGACACTGGAGCCTCACTCTTATGGCTAGCGACCGGCCAAGGTGAAATGAATGAGACCGTTAAGGTTGTAGACAATACCGTTTTGAAAAGAATAAATATCTCAAATGGGGTTAAAACTACAATTGAGCCTGTAACTTATGACTCAAAGCTACTACCTGAAAAGCTGACTTCACCTTTCGTAGTTAATTACGATAAAAAAGTTTTTATAGTGGATGCCTATGAAGGTGAGGTAACAGATGGTCTCTGGCTGATTGAAATAGACGAACTGGCGAGCATCAGGGAACTGAACCGTTTACCTGGTAATCGCATCCGTGTTGAGAACGGCAAAGCTTCATTTGAGTGCAAAGCAGAAGACATCAAAGTGCTGGGTAAGGTTGTTGCTCGCACCGAATATCTGTAAGGCAGGATATGGCTGTAAGTAAATTACCCAACGGGAAATGGCAGGCACAGGTTTTCCCAAACGGCCGTGACGGCAAAAGGATTCGCCGCCAGTTTGCAACGAAGGGCGAAGCACAATCCTATGAGAAGTTCGTAAAAGAGCAGGCTCAAAATAAGCCCTGGCTGGGAGAGAAAGCAGATAAGCGGCGAGTAATTGAGTTGGTTGAATTGTGGTTCAACACGCATGGCATCACGTTAGCGGATGGTGAGAAGCGGCGAACCACAATGGCGTTCGCCTGCGAAGCGATGGGAAATCCACTGGCTACCGAATTCAACGCGAAGATTTTCGCGTCATATCGTGAGCAGCGGCTAAGCGGGAAGATCACCCGCTCTACTCGCGTGAAGACGGTAACGCCGCGCACGGTGAATTTAGAATTGGCTACTTCCGGGCGATGTTTAATGAGCTGCGCAGGTTGGATGAATGGACTGCGCCCAATCCGCTTGAGAATGTGCGCGAGTTTAAAATCAGTGAGTCTGAGATGTCATATCTCACCATTGATGAGATCCGCACCTTACTTGCTGAGTGTGAAAACAGCCGTTCAAAGGATTTAACGACCGTCGTTAAAATCTGCCTGGCTACTGGAGCGCGTTGGAGTGAAGCGGAAGGTTTGAGAGGTAATCAGATTCGCGCTGGGCAAATCATCTACGTCAAAACTAAAGGCAAGAAAAACCGAGCGGTGCCGATAACTGAGAAATTACAGGCTGAATTGCCATCAAGCAGGAAAGCTCAGCCGCTCTTTACGCCATGCTATTCAGCCTTTAGAAAGGCCATGCAACGTGCCGGTATTGAGACACCAGCTGGGCAGTTGACGCACGTGTTACGCCACACCTTCGCGTCTCATTTCATGATGAACGGTGGCAACATTCTTGAGCTTCAGCGTATATTGGGACACACCGATATCAAGGTGACGATGCGGTATGCGCATTTTGCTCCAGACCATTTATCAGAAGCGATGTTGCTAAACCCGCTTAATGGAATGAAACTTTAATCAACTGACATTAAGTGCGTTAAATTTTTAAAATTTTAGGTAGTTAACAAACATTAATTTCATTAAAAAAATCATATGATTATAGCGATTTTCAACCATTAAATTATCTAAATTGAGGTTACCGTGAAACTTGAGTTCCTTGTATTAGTAAAGAATGATGATTTTTTTTGCAATAGCAAAAAAGCTTTTATCGATTTTTTAAAGGTTGACTCTCAAATATCAATCACTGGAAAGAAACTAACATATAAAAGATCACCAAGGGCAGCACCATTAATCACAGTCAAATTTGACGTGGAAACAAACAACATCCCATCAAACAAAGAAAGATATTTCATCATCGCTCTTGAAAACACTAATGAAGAATTAGCTGATGAGTTCTCTGAAGCTGGAAATAAAATTAAAGAATTAAGCAGCAGAATTAACCCCAACTCAACAATTGTCAATATTTTATGGGATGATGTTGGCAGGCATTATGCCTATAAGTCTTACCCATTAATAAATGATGTTGAAAATGTTATGAGGAAACTAATTAGTAAATTCATGCTTATTAATGTAGGAATGGATTGGTCAAAAGAGACAATACATCCTGATCTAGTTAGTAAGATCGAGCGATTTGAGGAAAAAGATAGCTACTTAAATGACCTTTTCAAGTTAGATTTTATTCACTTATCTGAAGTCCTTTTCAAGAAAAAGAGAGATATTAACCTTGATGAACTCGACAAAGTCCTAGCGAACACCAGTTTTAATGAATCTGATAAAGTTAAAATATTAAAATATTTTCCAAAATCTAACTGGGAAAAATATTTCTCTGAACTTATAGGTGAGCAGTCTCACGATTTAGAGGATAAATGGGAAAGACTTTATAAACTTAGAAATAAAGTCGCACACAATAGATTTTTAACTCGCGCTGACTTTGGGCAGATAAAAAGCCTAACAGCAAAAGTAAAAGAAATACTAATCATTGCGATGAATAAACTAGGTGAAATAGATCTTAATGAGGAAGATAGAAACCTAATCATTCACAGTTATAATTCTGAGCATCCAGCTGCTATAGCTTATTTGGCTGAAAGGATAGTTGCAGAATATTACTTAGAGAAAGGTTTTCAACTCGAATCACCAGATTCTAAAAGAAATGGTTACAGGACTGATTATATCATTTCAGATGCGAATGAAAGAGTAGCCATTGAGATTAAAACATTCCCGTCTATTTCTTCACTTTTATCAATAAATCCAAGGCTAAGACATGCTATAGGTATCACAGAGAAATTCATTGAACAAGAAAATATAGCGCGAGGTCTAGTTATGGCCGTAATTGTTGGTGAAATTGACGAAATCATTAGGATACAAATCAAAGAAAAAATAAATATAATTCGCTCTAATTTAGCGCCAAACCTATCTATTGAAGTAGGTTTTATCAATCCAGAAAATAAATTTGAGACCATTAACATTTAACCATAAATAAAAAAACATAATGGGATTAAACTTATGAAAAAACCCACCTATGAGGATTTCTACAAACATGATGGACTCCATTATCATCAGTTATGGAATTCAATTGACGAATTATGGTGTTGTCCTGCATGCGGAAGAAGTAAATTTGATATAATGAAATGGACAAAACGATTCCCAAATTCTCCTAATTCATTTATGGATTGGGTTGCAGCGTTACATAAGCACCATGACCATTCAGTTAGTTTGCTGGGAGGCAGTGTTCCTAGATTTCCCGAGACATTAATCTGTGGTCAATGTAATGCGGCGGACGGAACGGCTAAAAGAATGTTGAAACTACCTTCTGATTTTTCATACTCTCCTCTAGAAATTCGATTATTTATTCAGGCTACACCTCATAAAAAACATAAAATAAATTTAGATGCAGCTCTTAAAATATACAAATCATTACGTTAAGGTTTACCATATAAAAAATAACTACCAAATTTAATATTATATTATTTCCTCTTACCTTCTGAATAGACATTAATGCGCTGGTAATTGGCAGCAAAGTGGCAGCAGAGCTCAACGCTATGTGCCACTTTTCATCACTATTCGGCTTAGAGAAAACATAAAAATCAGTAAGTTAGTGATTTCATTAATTTCAAATTGGGACTCATAATCGCTTGGTCGCTGGTTCAAGCCCAGCAGGGGCCACCAAATTTTACCTGTTAAATCAGTATATTGAAGCCAACTTTCAGGGTGGCTTTTTTGTTTATCCTTCAAATCCCCCTTCCTTGTTTCTCTCTTCCTATAAAAATCTGAAATTTTTCTGTTAAGCCACCGCCAGCTAACCCGGCAGGCCGGAAATCTGCTGATTGATGTCCGATTCCATCAGATGGAAAGTTCGGCCTTTCGCGAACGCAACAGGCAGCGTGGTGATGCCTTAATGCGCATATCTCCACTGGTCGGGGCCGTGCAGGGTAAACTACGTTAGGGAGATAAAGGCTTCAGTATATTGCCGCGTCAGCCGTTTCACCTCTCCTTTCCCTGATTAACCTCACACTCTCATACCCACCATTTGCCCTGTAAAAGACACCGCTAATCCTCATTCTGATGACCCGACAATACCACGGAGTCACTTTTTAACCCTGCAGAGGGTGCATCAGATTATTTTCATAAACCCGCTATATTTACGGATATGAACAAATGCAGTCCAGACGGGCCAATTGAAATCTGCACAACGTGTGCGCTGAGGTCAGATTCACAATTTTGCAGATTAATTTATTGAGCAGAAGAGTATGAATAGATTAGAGGTTTATCATGAAAAGCTCATCGAGTGCTGAACTCTGCTGCCGGGTAATTCGTGGAAGAACCATCATGCCGCTGAAGAAAGT